CCCCTTTTATCAGCCCTATCTGATTCCTTTTGCTTTTTCTTTTTCCCAAAAGTCTTTATATAACTTCTTATTGTAGCGTCGGAGCAATCCACAAGTTCTCTTATTTCTGCAAATGATAGCCCCTCTCTCGCTAAATTTCTAAGGTCTCTTTTTTGTTCATTCGTCATTTTTCAGCACCCCCTTTTTCACTCCCTTATCCTTCAATAACTTGACCCTGTTCTTGAGTTAGCACTTTCCATAATTTTTCTTAATTCATAATAAGATTTTTTATCCACTTTTTCAAAGTAATAGTTGCCACCCACATTATGTTTTATGCAATATAATACTCCATCTCTACTTACAAAAAATTGTCCATCTAACTCTAAATTGTCACTACATCCAAAAATAAATACTAACAACAAAAAAATTAACTTTTTCACATCCCCTCCTATTTTCTCACTCCCTTCAATGACTTGGCTATTTCTTTCATCGCTGCATAATGAGCCCCTTCTAATTTGCCAGTTTTAAGCATTTTTTCTTCTGCTCTTAATTCAACTCTGGCAACAAAATCTTTAATAACCACATCCACATCCTTCAAGCGGGCGAGGTTTTTATCCTTATCCTGACAGATTTTCAAATAAGTCCCTCAACCCATTTATCCAATTCCTTATCCTTTGCCTCGCATATTTTTAAAAGTTTCTCATTCTTCTTGTCCTTCTCGGCGAGGGCGGATTTTAATTTAGAAATCAAGTTATCTTTTCCACCCCAATATAATGCAGTTTTATAAGCACTATTATCCTTTGTCGTTATTTCCCGCAACTCCTTAATATCCGCCCGCAATTCCTCTATCTCCTTATCAGCACATTCCAACTTCCACGAAAGGTTTTTGGCTCGCTCGTTAAGTTCGGCGATTTGCTTTCTTAAACCATTCATCTCGCCTACATAATGTTCTGTGGCAAGGTTACTTAAAGGAACTGTCCCCCTTTTATCGGCGGTTCGGGTGTTCCATAATTTGATTGCGTCTGCTTCGTCTTTAGCGTCTAAAATTTCTGTTCTATTCAAACAACGTGGGCAATATACCCTAAATAATGTAATTTCTCTACCTTCTAATTCGCTTGTAATATTATCAAAATAAATATCCTTAACCTCACCACACCACGGACACGCCTTTAGTTCATTGCTCATTTTTTCTCCTTTAATCTTTTTGTGATTGCTTTTGCCATTTCCATTGTTCCATTGCAATTCTCCCATATTATATCCGCTATTTCCGTAGTATCTGGCAAAAACTTCTCCCAGTCGTCGCAGGCGTTGTTATATCCTCGGTTTTCAGCACCTATCAATTCATTTTCGGGTAACGGTTCTTCACATTTCCTCTCCGGTCTTTCCATTTCCCCCTCCTCATCCTTCCGCTGGATTATGTTTGCTTAACTTCCACAAGTTTGAATACTTTACCTTTATATATTTTCTTGCCGTCAATCGTTTCTAATTCTTTCGCCATTTTTTGTGCTTGTTTTAATGTTAAAGGATTAACCCAACATTGCTCCCTGCAATCATCCTTTCCATAAACACACTGATTTACACCTTCATAACCAACAACGTAATTGTGCTTTCTCATCATCTCCCCCTTTTAGCAGGTTTTCCCCGCTTCGCTTTCCACCGCCGGCAAGCGTTTACTATTCGCATTGCCTGTTTTGTGCGTTCTTTATCATCTTGAGTTTTATCCCATATTTCAAATGGGCTATTATCTTTGAAACAATTTAAGAATTTTTTATCTAATGGACATCTATAAGTATTTATAAATTCTTCGCCCCATACACCTTTACAATTTATATATTCGCAAAGAAAGCACCTTGCTTTTATATTATCTCCGTCCTCTTCTATTTTTTCAAAATAAGCGTCTTTCTCTTTTCTCGGATTCCTCGCCAACCACAACCACATTTTAATCGTTTCATTTACCGCCTGTAACTGTGTCATAATTCCTCCTACTTAAAAACTAATCCCTGCGTTTCTCTCCCACAACGGCGGCAAGTCCATATTTTCGTCGTCTTTAATATCAACTGCGGGACTTCCAATAATCGCCGTAACCAGTTCCAACGGGACATTGTATCTATCATCTTAAAATTATTTTCATAAATCTTGCCATTACAATTTGGACATAACCCTCGCAAAGCCCAGTTTTTCATAAAAATCTCCTTATTTTTTCCCTCACCAGCACAGAATCTATCTTAATCTTTGAAAGTTCCGCCTCTGATATTATTGATGTTACAATATCCTTTGTGTTTAACTGTAATTTTTCCATTTGATAATCCACTTCCCTTTCAACCTCTGCCTCTCGTCCGTCCTTAAATAACTTTCCGGTTTTTACTTGTGCGCTTAAACTATTCTCCATTTTTTAGCCCCCTCAAATATTCCTCAAATGCCTCTGCCTGCCTTTCCGTAACATCAAATTCCGCCGTATGGTTAGTATGGTCGCCGAAACACAAACCCGCACAGTTAAAGATTGAATTTAGAAATAAAGGAAAACGCTCTCGGTTGTAAGCATTATTTTTTAAGCAATGGTGGAATGAATGTATTTTCGCCGTGCAATCTTTTCGCCAGCAATACCCGCTCGTTGCGTTATAAACTGCTTCTTTTACTTCAGGGCTAAATGTTTTGAATTTCATTTCTGATACCCCTGATTTTTCTCTTGATTTGCCGATTTTAGGCGCGATTGTTTATATCTATTTATCCAATATATCCTATGTCGTTTATTTGTTTTACAATGGCAATTCCTACATAATGAAATCAAATTATCGGGATTATTATTTTTTTTGTCATAATCAATATGATGAATAGAAAGTTTTTCCTTAACGCTATTTCCATTTTTATTTTTAGTAAATAATTTGTCTTGATGTTTAAAACATTCTTGGCAAATATAATTATCTCGCTTTCTTATTTTTTCTTTTAATTTTTTATTAAATTCTATTTCATAATGTTCAAATGATTTCCCACCTTGCCAATTCCAATGATTTTTACCTGCATATACTGAATTATCTCTTTTTGTTCTACACGCTAAACTCATTTTTAATTTCGTTTCTTTAGTATGCTTTTTTCCTTTCCACCAAGAAGGTTTACCCATATTTGCCTTACTTATCCTTTCACATCTTTCTTTAGAATATTTCCTACCTATATTCCAGGGTGCACCAATTCTTTTATGTATCTCACTTAATTTTCTTTTTGTTTCTTCTGTATGTGGAGTTCCTTTTGTATGTAATCCCTTATTCCACGGAATACGTCCTATTGCTCCACACCTTTGTGAACAAAATCTTCTATTATTTTTAATATCCGAGGGATAAACTGGGAATTCCTTTCCACACTGCTGACAAATTAGTTTGATTTTTCCTGATTTACGGGGACGGGAAACACAGGCTAATGTGTGAGTAACTTCTTTGGGTAAAGAAGTATCCTCAAAACCCGCCCCCATTGATTTTATTATTTCAGCCTGCATTTTTTCCTCACTATAAGTATAACACGAAATGTTCATTTTGTCAAGTGCTTATTTTTGATAACCATAATGATGTTCTTCACGACTGCTTTTTAATCTGCTTTGTAATACACAAATCCGCACTTCAATACTTTTGACAAGCCCGACAACTTTATCCCTAATTGCCCTGATTTCAGCGACTTCATAATCATTTCTCAATTTCCGGTGCAAAGCGTTCTCTCCTTCAGAAGTATATTTCCGGTATGCTTCTACATCTAAAAAGCAATCGGCGACGGCGCAAATATCCTTTATCCTCGGCAAGTGTGTTGATAAAATTTCCAACTGTGTCTCTATCAAAACAGGATTATCTTCAATTATTTTCACCGCCTCTGCATAAGCCGTTGACATTTCAGGATATACCTCAAAACACCAGAGGTCAAAACCTTTATCTATCTTCTCTCGGAAATCCTTAAAACTTGCCACTTTCCCCCCCTCCTACTCTCCGGCGGGGTAGTAAGCAATCTTCGGTCTTATACAACTTGCTCACCACCCCACCATTGAGTCCTCATTTAGAAGTCAACATCTTCCTCGCCTGCTGGCATTTGCTCTGGAGCAGGTTCCGGTTTCGGCTCAATCTTTTTTTCCTTTACTGTTTTTCCGCAGATGTGTGAAATGATAATGTTCAAATCCCTTAAATCAGGTTCGCTGTAAAAATTACTGTGTTTCCATTCTTCGCCTTGCTTGTAGGTTTTCTGGATAGAAAAACTGGTAGTCGGTTTTCCCTGATACTCTCCTTTCCACATTGAAACTGTCATCTTTCCTTTGCTCCACTTTTTAACTGGTGGGTTTGCCATTTACTTTACCTCCTGTATTTCTTTCATCGTTATCATTGAAGGGAAATCTAAAAGTTTTGGCATAGCGTTTTTATTTTTCCGTCCCCACATTGCCGCAACGTGTCTATAATCTGCAAAATCTTTTTTGATTTCAGTCATAGGAATAGGGATAAGTGAAAGTCCGGGGATACCAGTTCTATTTTTTGCACCTGTATGAATTATAAGTCCGCCCTTAACTTCCTTTTTCCTTTTTGGGTATCTCTCAATAAACATCTGGACATACGAGGCAATTTGCATTTTTGCTTCATCGTAAAGATTTCCAGTTTTATAATCTGAAATGTAAATACCTTCTTCTAATTCTATAATGTTTCTGTCTATCCCTTCGTATTTCTTGTCCCCGCCTCTTTATATTTTTCAGAATATACAATAACCTCCCTACCAAGAAAAATAGGATTCAGAATTTGAAATAATTTTTGCACCTTCCATACTTGGAGCATTTCATCTTGCTTTTCCAAAATCACAATTTCACCATATTTCTTTTTTATTTCGGCAAGTTCTGAACCGTCATAATTCGGATGTTGTAAAGGTTGATAAACTATTGCCGCCCCACTTGTCATTTTCTCAAAAGCATTATGTAACCGACTGCCTCTATCGCCAGCGTCTAAAGTTCTTTTTCTTGCCTCACGAGTGCCAATATCACCATACCAACGGGTCAATCCGGGTTTATCAAGTATGCTTAATTTTGTCGTTGTTGACGGATAATATTCTATTTTATCATTTGAAAGACAAACCCGATACCAGTGTTCGTCAAACCAAGAACATAAACGGACTTTTACCTCTTTCCTTTCTTTTTCCATTTTTTCCTCCCCATGTTTAATTACTTAAATGACATTCGTGGCATAATGTTATTCCATTATACAATGTATATCTCAACTTCGGGTAATTTTTCCAACTTTTTAGGTGATGGCCTTCAAGAATAACATTGTGTCCTTTTCTGCTTCTATCTTTACATAATTGACAAGTCCAGTTATCTCGCTTGAATATTTTTGCTCGCCAATTCTTATATTTAGATGAAGATGCATCCCGTTTTTTCCAAAGCCTTTCTCCTCCTTTCCAACTTTGATGATTTTTTCCTCTTAAATATTTATATCTACATTTATTACTACAAAACTTTGCATATCCTATTTTTATTCTTACTTTTGGAACATAAAAAATATTATTGCAGTTTTCACATATTCTTCTTGCCTCTCCACCCTTCCAAATAGGATTATTACTTTTTAATCTAAAATGCTTAAAATATTTATTGACACATCCCCGATTACAAAAATTTCCCGCCCCTTCATATCCTTTATATGCCCTTTCCTTTATTCCACTTAAATATACAAAAAATTCTTTTCCACATTGTTTACAAACCCTTTTGACCTTCTTTGATTTACGAGGCGAGGAAGCCAGCAAAGACAAACCTCGCCCCGACTTGGTTCTTTGTGTATTTTCTGCTGGCTTTTTCATATCTATCATAAGTATAGTTTACTTTTTTTCATATGTCAAGGGGTAATCTCATCCCTCTACTCTCCGGCATAATTCGGGGTTTCGCCCTGTTCATAATTCCCCTTTACTGCCGAAATTTTTAATAAACTTTTTCAATGCTATTTTATATAATTCTTTTTCTTCTTCTTCTTTTTCTTTTAATTCATCATAAAGGGTTTCGTCAAAATATTTCTCTATTGCCTCTTTACACATTTTAGAAAGTGTTTTAGGTTCAACAGCGTCGCATTCCACAACAGCGTCGCCAGCCCAATTTTTAGTTCTGCTATCCCCACTTTTCGGAGGAACTCCGGGCAATCTCATTTTTTTTATCTGGTCTGGATTTAATGCAATACGTTTAATATCAATATCAACGCCGAATTTATTGAAATTCCTTTTTATGGAGTGCGGTATATCTTCACCGCTTGGGTCGTAATCCCCAAAATAAAGGATTATTAAATTTTTATCATTATCCCGTGCATTTATAAATCTATGGCTCGCTTCGCTTAAAAAAGTTATAGACGGATAACCTTTGCACGGGGCAAGACCCACATCAGCGAATAAGCAAGGTCTTTCAAATACGCCCTGCAATGCTTTTTTCTCTATCCATACTTCTATATAATTTTCTTGGTTAGACCACCTGTTTAACCCATAAGAATTTATCCACGCTTCTATTTGCGTTTTACCCGTCGCTATTTCATCTTCAAGCAATTTTTCCTCGCATTCGGTTTTTCCATACATCGCCCTTTCCCTATCAATAAAAGAATCCATTGACACCGTTCTATCCCAACGAGAAACAGTCATTGCACCAATAACCCTCTTATAATGATTTACGTCGTTTGTCATTCCCAAAGCAACCAGTCGGTAATGTAACTGCCTCAATGTTATTCCGCTTGAATATTCTCCAAGAACTTCAACCGCATTTTTGGTAATCCACTTCCTGTTATAAACATCAATCATAATTCCCCCTTATCAATAATAGTTTCAAATTCTTCTAACGACCTTACTACGAAATATTTAAATCCTAACCCTTCCACTTGCTCTCTAAATGCAATCTGCTCCGGCTTGAGTTTTCCCTTTGCCGATTTTAACTCGCAAAATACCGCCCCGCCTTTTTTCTTCGGGAAGAAAATTGTCAAATCCGGGAATCCTTTATTTTTCTCTACCGCAAAAGTTCTCCATTGTTTGCCAACCTGTCTATGTATTGCCGTCGTCAAATGCAAATACGGAATGTTCTTTATATTCAAAAGTTCCTCACATTGTCGCTGTAATTGCCTCTCTAAAGTTTTCATAGTTTTAACCTCTCTACCAATTTACGGATTTCTTCTTCATATTTTTCAGGGGGTAAATTTTTTTCCTTTATCTTCTGTTTTTCCCGCTCGTAATCAAAATAATCATTCATCGTATTTCTCCTTTTCTATTTCAGTAAACATATTACAACTATGCCTCAAATCCAGCACACCCAGATATCCATTCCACCTATTAGCCAACAGAAATAGTTTTGCCTCATTTGTAAAAATCAATTCATCGCTCCCTTTCATCTGCTCAATTCTGCGCCAAATCGCCATTACAAAATCACTTTCCTGTGCAATTAAAGAACTGTCCCTTATTGAATCAAGGTCGGGTTTTTTATCATAAGCCAATTTTTTTGTATGCACAATTATAAAAATAATGATATTATATTTCAGCGCCATTTTTTTGAGTTCCCTCATTGTCGCACCTATCATTAAATCCATCCTCACATTCGCCGACAAGGGAACTAAATAATGTAAGTGGTCTATGAAAATAACTTTTGTATCATACTTGACAATTCCCTCTTGTATTCTCTTCTCAACCCATTTCAAATTACTTTCTACGTTTTTAAGAGGTAAATAAAATAACGGGGTTACCTGAAATTTGTTGATAAACTGTAAAGGCGGAACTTCATAACTAAACCATAACGCATGTATATTCTGGTTTGATAAATTTTGCGTGATTGATTGACACAAAACCGTCTTTCCTTGCTTTGTAATTCCAGTAACCGAAATCAATTCACCATTTCTAAATCCCTGCGTCATTCTATCTAAAGAGGAAAAACCCGTATTTATGATAAAAGCAGGCGGGGCTTTTTTCTCGTAATGTTTTTTCGCATCATAGGAAGATACGACCTCGTCTTTGCCGGTATATTCCATAACTTTGTCAACATCAGGAATAATCTTATAAATCCGTTCCCACTTTTTGCGTTCTATTTCATCCATTGCGGTAACTCCTTTTTCTCGGCAACTGATTCCTGTAAATCTTGCCAAAGTTCGTGTCTCAAAAACCGAATCGGGTCTTTAGCGTATCCTTCTTGTGCCTGTGGTGATTCGGCATAGTTCTTTGTCCCTATTAGTATGAGAGATATATCTTCTTCCTTAATCTTCTTCCAAAACTCTTGGCATTGCTTTTTACCTACTTTCATCCCCTTGCGTTTAGGGTAGAGTTCCCAAAAGTTATTAAAATCTTTGTCCCCTATTTGTTCCTTCTTATCATTCTTTCCTTTCTTATCATTATTGTATGTGTCCTCTGCTTGTCCTGTGCCTGTCCTTTGGTTGTCCTGTGCTTGTCCTTTTGCCTGTCCTTTTCCTTGATAGATTTCCCAATTTAGTATTGTAATAACAGAATAATGGCTGTCCGCTTGTATGTCCACTTTTTTAAGGTTTTTTAATTTTTCCATTCTATTGCGAACACTTGACGGTTTCATCTTTAACAATTTGGATGCTTTATGTCTGCCAAATATAAACTGTCCGGGGTTTAGTTTTACCTCTGTTTCCCCTTTGCCTGTTTTTATACTTACCCAAGTTTCCTTATGGGACGCCTTTAGCAAACAATAGCACCATAGATACCATAGTTCTTTATTCATCCAAATTCGGCTACCCAACGATTTTCTCCATAATTTAACCCATCCATCTTTAATTTTAACCATTATCTTGAAATAGTAAATCTATTTGAGATTGTGATATACTTTCCTCTTCCATTGCATAACGCCACGGTATTTCTTCATCAAATTTAATTCCTGTGGATAATGGGATATAATAACTATGTAAGTGTAGAGGTTCTATTGTTATATTTTGCCTGCACCTGCTCTTAAATAAGAACTGAAGTAAGGTCATAGATTCATAAAAAGAATCTTTTAATGTTCCAACAGGTATTTCTTGATAATACAATAAATGTGGTGTAATTATAGTATGTGTTTTTTCGTCTTTTCCAATTATATCATTCTGTATACCAGCAACATATCTATATAGTTGTGTAACTTGGGACATATCGAAATGTTCATTTTTTAGTTCCCATATATCTATACGTCTTTCCTTTCCTTTTTCCCCTCCCACCGTAATAGTGTCCATAGTAGCCACTGCAATAATATCAATTATACCATAAGGAGATATGTTAAACTGCCTACGGAATTTCCACTTAAGTCGCAAAAAATCTTTATACCAAAAACTACAGCCATTCTCCATCAAGTAATTCTCAAGTTCTCTTTCTGAAATGTTCATAATCCACTCCTATAAAAATAGCCCGTGGCTCGGAGCATTGACGAGACGAACCGAGTAAACTGTTTATAGAACAGACCACGGGCTTTCAAGGATTCGATTTTGATTTCGTCAATGCTTTTTCTCATAACATTTTAACCTACCTTATTATAGCCCAAACTCCATAACTTGTCAAGGGGTGATTTTCACTTTTCACGCTTTCGTGTTACGCCCCGACGCTGTTTCATTTATTCACCTGCCAATAATTTTTCTATAATATCAAAATCAACTTCGCCAACGGCTGATTGTAGTCGCCGCAATTCCGCCACCAGTCCAGCGTTTCGGCACAGATAACACATTTCCCCTCTTCTATAATTTCAGATGTATGATTACCACAAACACGAACACTTAAATTTGCATTCCTCAAATCCTCAACCTCGGCTTTGAGTGCGTCCCGCTCGGCTTTAGCTTTTTTTAGTTCGTCGTGCATTTTACAAACATCAATCATCTCACTACCTCCTCTTCTTTTTGCTTTTCTATTTTCTGGAGTTCTATAAAAATTCGGAACACTAAACTGATTAGTATTATTCCTATGAAAAGCCAAAAATAAATCATCTTTTCTTTTGTTTCTGGGCGAAGTAAATAGCACGAGGGGAAGTATATTTACTAATCCAAGTAATTCCACCTTGTTTTTTAACCCATTCTTCTTGTTGTAATTCCTCAATCTCTTTTTCTGTTTTCCCTCTCCCTGCGCACTCAATCAAGTTCCCATTTCCCATTTCAAAAAATCTTGTCATCTCACTACCTCCTTATAGCGGGGACGGGCAGACCATTGGCTAAAAGGCATACGCCTGCCATTATTACGCCCCCAACCGGCTCAGAAACCAGTTTAATTCTTTCGTGGTCTCCCCCTGGTTTCCACGAATACCACTTTTGACTGAACTACTTCGCAATTTCCACGAGTTCCCTGTAAACTCCAATTTCTCTGACCTTGTATATTTTTGTTCGGATAAATCTCAACTTTTGTTATTTTATGATTTTGAGAATTGTGTAGTCCCTCAATTATATTCACGGTGCAGCCCTCCGCTTTTACGCTTATTCCCCCGCAGAGGGAATTTATAAACTTCTTTGCTTCTGCCATGCTTATATATTATACTTCTACAACTCTCAAACGTCAAGGGGTAATCGTATTTTTGAGTTTTTAATATCATTTAAAATCCTCTCCTTTTCCAAAACTTTCGCCCCCTGCTTCCTCCATAGTAAAATGAGGACGACGGGAAGCGAAAGGTTTGACCCGCCGCCCTCTTATTTTTATAAACTTTCTCACCTTGCCGAATGGATAATATTAAAATGCTCTTTTGAGACAAGGGCATTTATAATTCTGCGTGCGTCATCAGCATTGCCGAATTTCTTTGCTTTTTCTCTTGTGCGGGTGAAAGTTATATTCCATTTATTGACCCTCTTTATAAAAACCTCTTCTCCTGAATAGTCCTTTGAAACAAGGCATTGTTGACTTTTGTCTTCCTTCATTAAAAAAGCACGGTATAATAACGCTTGGAACTCCTTTTCGTTATTTTCCCGCCTTTCTGAATTTTCAGTAGGTGATTTTCCTAACCTCCAATCAAATGCTTTGTATTCCTCCATTCTCCGCAACCTTTTGGCTGCCCTTGAGTATTTATTCTCAACCCCAGGCTGAAAATTGCCTTCTTCATAACATTTTAACAATTCAACAGTCAACGCCTTTTCTCCTTGTTCTTGAAGGATTTTTGATAATGACGGGCACTCGTACCTTTCATAATGATATGGATAAACATTATTTGAGGTGCTTGTCAAAAAAACTTTTTCGTCATCAACTTCAATTCTTCGGACTTTCTCATAACTCATAATCCCTCCTCTCTCTTCTTTACCAGCATTCCACGGGAACGCCTCCGAAAAGGCGCTCCGGCGGGGTGCTGTTCAGTCCCAGTTTGCTTTGTCATAAGCAGGCAAACTCCGCACAATACTTTCTGCCAATGTCTTAATGATAAAGTCTAAACATTTGTAAAGGTTGGATTCTGGTACATCACCTTCGGCGCATTGATAAGATAAGCATTGAGCTGATTTGTATACTTGCATAGTTGATACATTAAGCCCACGGTTGCCTAACATTGTTGTAACCCCTTTAATCTTATACTTAAACTCCTGTAAAATCTTTACGCTGTCATTTGCTTCATTGCAGCGGTCATCAACTGCCGCCACGTTCATTAAATACAATTTTCCGCCGAACTGCTCGTAATCCTCGTCATTGTCTAATCTGTAGCCGAACCTGTTTTCAATACTACGCCGTAACCAATCCAAGTCTTTACCAAGTTTCAAATAGGACAAAATGTCATTAATTGTCCCATCATTTACAATAAATGCGCTCATTTCCGCCTCCTTTCGCTTCTTTCCTTCGTGCCTTTCATACTCTTACTTTAAGATAGCCCTTGTCATCCCTGATAATCCTTCCGGCAAGGACTAAATCTGCAATCACTAACCAATAGTCAATGCTAAATCCTGAAATGTGCGTCATCGGATAATCTTGCAACCTTTTCAAAACCTTTTCCTGTTTCCTTCTTACTGTCATTTTAACCCCCTTCGCTTCTTCTGTCTTCCGCCTCACTTTATTATAGTCCAGTTTTTCACTCACACCTAACAATTCCACGAAGTCAAATAATCCCAAGATTTCGCCGATAGTCCGTAATCCCATTGAGATACACTCCACACATACCATTTAACAGCCCTTAATGATACCATATACAGGACATAATACTCAATCAAGGGGAATGTTCATCATCTTATACATTGCTCATAGTTATATCATATAGATTTACTATACATAACATCTTAACCGTATGAAATAGGCATATAAAAGGACTAAAAGGGGCTGATTGAAATGATTTAAGGTGGGTTTAACTATATCCCTGTAAGTATTTTATCTCTGAAATAATCCATATAAACCGCCAGGATTGGCAAAATTAGCCATAAATGTACACTTCGTCAATATTTCTCTCGTCGAGGAACGTCAAAAAGTTAACATAATAGTTATTATCATAACAGTATAATAACAACAATCCATATAGACCGTAATGAGAGGGGGTAGCGGGCAGGGAATAGGCAGGTATAGCGTCGAGGGTGGGGAGAAAAAAGTCCAAATCGGAAACCCCCCATTTTCTACAATTACATACCTCCTACTACCAACATTTTTTTAGCCCTCTTTTCCAACTTCTATATACTATATTACCTGAATATCTGGGATTATTTGTTCTTTGGGATAACAATGGGGATATCAAGGAATAACAACGGGGAGTCCAAATTTTTCAAAAAAAGTGAAAATAAAACTTGACATTCATTGTTATTCGTTGTATAATAGTTTCAAGATGTTTTGGAATAAAAAGAAGCCGAAGGCTGAGAAGCCGAAAAAAGGAGCTGAAAAAGTGATAACAAGAAACGGGGCGTGGATATATGCCCCCGGGACCATAAAGGAAATTGGCGGACGCAAATACATAGTCGGCCCTGCCGGCAACTTTTTGAGAATGGACAAATTAAATAAACAAGTTGCAGAATATTTGAAAAATAGGAGGTAATGTTATGGCAAAGGTAAAGGCAAAGAAGGAGACGTATCCGAGAACACAGGATATCTATCGCCCGAGTGTTATGATTGACAACAATCAGGCGAAAAATGTCAATGATGTAAAGGTTGGGGATGTAGTTACGTTAACCGGCAAAGTTTCCCGGACTACGAAGAGCGACAGATCCGGCCAGAAGACGACATCATCTGCAGAGTTTGAGATAACGGATATTATTTCTAAACCAGGAGGTAAAAAATGAGAAGAGGTGGAAGAGGCGCTGGATTTGGTTTGATGGATGGCAGTGGTCGTGGTTGGAAACAGGGAGGCAAAGGCAGAAATAAAACGAGTACTTGCCGCCATCCTGAAATAAAGAAGAAGAGGGAGAAGAAATAATGCCCGCAAAATCGAAAAGTCAATGGGGGCTTATGAAGGGAATAGTTGAAGGTTCCATCCCCCCGAGGAAGGGATTACCCTCGAAGAAAGTAGCTCGGGAATTTATTTCATCGCAGCCGAGTCCGAAGGGATTACCGCGTAAAAAGAAATCGAAGTGAGGAGAAGGAATGAGACACATTGAAGTATGGAATGGCAAATATACTGATGAATGTTGGTGGAAAGATATAATTGTCAATGTTAAGTGGAGTATTTTACATTTCTTAGGACTTAGCACACAGTATAAAGTAGATTTGAGGTCTATAAAGTACGATATTCTCCGCCGATTGATAAATGATTTCGGCTACTATCAACGCAAAGGCCCGAAGAAGCCAAAATATAGTAAAGAGGAAATACAAAGAATAAGTCAAGAAATCAAATGCAAAAATTTAAGTGCATTGAAAGATATTCATAAAAAGTACTTAGGGGTATAAGGAGGTAAAGTGGAAATAATCAAAGTTGAGATTACGCGCGTAGAGAACAAAGGTCGACTTCTGGCTTTTTGTACCTGCGAAACTGACATCATGAAAATCTGGGATATCAAGATTTTATCACAAGGGGAAGGGGTTATAGTATCTCTACCGACGAAGAGGAAGGAAAGAGCAGGGAAAGTAGAATTTCATCCGTATATGAGATTCAACCCTACGGAATGGGAAAAATTAAGTGCCGCAATCATAAAGGAATATGAGAGTGGAAAATAACAGTTTCCCCGTCCCCCGCACCAAGCCCGGCCCCAAGCCTACTCATGGATGGCAAAAGGGGCAATCAGGGAATCCTTTAGGCAGGCCGAAGAAGCCGGAAATTGAGCAATTGAGGAAGGCGCTGGCGGAGGCGAAGAAGGAGAATAATAATCTTGATTTTCTCACAGTTTTTGTAAATAAGGCATATACCGACGAGAAATACGCAATTGCATTATTCAAGAAGATTATACCGGCAGAGGCATTTATTACGAAGAGGACTGAAAGGTTAACTGTTAATTTCAAAGGCAAGTTAGATAAGAACAATAAACCTACAGATGTAGAGCTTGTTAGTGCTGAACAAAAGCCTATAGAAGTGGAAGAGATAAAGGAAAATGGAACAGTTTAACGATACAGAGGTAGTATTTTACGGAAACGATACCCCGACGAGAGAACAAAAGGCATTTCATAATGATACACACAAATATACTTTAATCGGCGGTGCAAAATATGGTGGAAAAAGTAAAGCTATTTGCTGGGAAGTATATAGATTATGTATGGAATACCCTGGCAATTATGGGTTTATGGGGCGTAAAAGAGGAACTGATTTTAAGACATCCACTTTAAGAACATGGTTCAGAGAAATTCCTGCAGCTGCTTATGAACACAAGAAACAGGAGCATCGTATTTTATTTCCAAATGGTTCTGAATTTTTTTATGGCGGTCTTGATGATAGAGAGATGGTAGAAAAGTTCAACAGTATGGAACTTGGTTTTTTCGCTCTTGACCAGGCGGAGGAGATGAGTCCGGATGATTGGAGGGCTATAGCGGGGACGTTAAGGTATGTTCTCCCGGATGGCACTCTTCCGCAATTCAGGGGTATGTTATCCTGTAATCCCCGACAGGGCTGGGTAAAGGATAAATTCATTCTCCGGCCGCATAAGGATTATAATTTCATACAGGCGCTTCCGGCATCGAATCCATCTCCAGGGGCGCCGGCTTATATCGAATCATTAAAAGAACTTTACCAAAATAAACCCCGGTTATTGAGGGCATACATAAAGGGCAGCTGGGATGATCTTGAGGCAACCAACACTCTTATCCCCTATAAGACTATAAATACAGCGGTAAATAGAGTACTGGTAAAGCCTCTTACTAAAGAGCCGGTTATTATATCCTGTGATCCTGCGCGTATGGGTGATGATGAAACAGTAATTTATGTTTTCCGGGGCTTAAAAATAATTGATTTTATGTATTATGGAAAGGTTAACACTATGCAGACTGTTGGAAATATAATCAGGCTTTTCAAGCAGCATAAAGCAAATATCATTATTATAGATTCTGTAATTTTTCCGGGAATAGCAGACCGGTTAATGGAACTGGAATATCCTACAATTGCGTTCAACGGAGCCGAACAGGCTACAGATCCTATCAAATATAAAATCGGCAAAATAAAAATGGAAATGTGGGACATTGTTTTAGATAAATTTGTTGATAATAAAATATCGATTATTGATGATGAACTATTAAAGAGCCAGTTATCAGCAATGACTTACGAGATAGCGTCGGACACCGGAGTTAAAATGACATCTAAAAAAGATATGAAAGCTGCTCTGGGAAGGAGCCCTGACCGCGCCGAGGCATGTGCGATGGGTATATTCTGTCATTCACAACTTGATCCGGATGACTATCAAGAAGAGTCGGATGAGCGGCCGCCAGAAGATATGGAACAAGCCGTCGGCCGCATAGGATATGGATGATGAGGGAATTGCATAAAAAAAGGAGGAAGAAATGTTAATGTGTTCATTTATTGATGAGAAGGGGGATTCTTTAACGCTTTTTAAAAAAAACATTTTGGTTCGAATGGAAAAAGTAAAAGAAAAAACAAAAAGCGGAATTGTTTTGCCTGAAATGCGACAAGAGGTTCTTCAAGGTAGAATTGACAAGGGGAAACTTTTGTGTTTGGCGGAAGATGTAACTGCAGAAGATTTTGGTTTGAAAGAATTCAAACTTGAAATTGGTGATGTAATTTTCGTACACAGATATGCGGGTATAGAATTAGAAATTGACGGGCATCCACACAAAATTGTTAAAGCTGAAGACGTGTATGCCTGCCTTCGAAAGGCAGAAGATAAGGTTAAGGATTAGGAGGAAAAATAAAATGTTAAAATTATCACCGGAAGAGGAATTACAGATTGTTAGTTTTTACAAAACGCTCATTGATGAACGGGTAAAAAGCAATGCGACATTAACTACCCAGATTATTCCCGAGATGTGGGAAAGGCATCTGGGAACGTATAGCTCGAAGAAAAATAAGAACTTTCCCTGGAAGGGGAGTTCGGATGTTCACGTCCCTTGGGCTGCATTTGCGGACACAGCGTTAGAAAGTAGGTTTGTGGCAGGGGTTCATAGTTCTGATAAACTCGTAGCCATAGACGGGCTATCGAATTCTTCAAAGGAAGGTGGAAGAAAAGTAACAAAGACTTTTAATTACAAGCTTGCTAAAGTGATGAATTTATATAATGTCATTTGTGATTTATTCCAGGGACTGATAGTAGAGGGTACGCGGTTTCTTGAAATCTATCCTATAGAAACGGAAAAGACAGTTTGGCGGTATGAGGGGATAAGGAAATTGGTAGGTGGAGTTTCGAAGTTTCTTGGTTTTGATATCGATAAATCTACGAATCGTTTAATATCAAAAAAGAAACCCGTTAAATTTTGGATGCCTAAGTGGGATGATATTTCAGTCAGGGATTTAGTTTGGGAAAAGGGAGCAACTTCAATTCAGGACGCTCAATGGGTCGCTCGCTGGCTGCATCTTAACACTTATCAGATTAAGAAAAAGAAAAACTGGGTAAATTTGGATAAGTTACCAGCGGATATAAAGAAAAGTAAGAATGACGAAACAGAAACAGTTATCAACGAACATATCGGGGATATGGACGCCCAGATGCATTTAGATTTTAATAATGTTTCAATATGGAAAGTTTGGGGAGCATACCCTTTTAAGACGGGGAAACAAGATGAACAGGGTAGAGATATTGTGGAAGAAAGAGAATGTCAATTTGTTCTTGATATAAAGAACAATATTTATCTGCATGGTGAGGAGAGCAAACTTTCAGATAAGAGGAAACCGCTTGTATCAATTCCCTGTTATCGTATTGCCGGGCATATAAGAGGGCAGGGCCTACCGCAGAGATTATCTATGATGAATGATGAATTAGATGCTACACATAACGTAACAATAGACAATGCAATTTTGTGTAATGCCATTACTATAATGTACGTCCCGAGCAAAGGATTTAAGCCAACGAAAACGGTTATAAGGCCTGGTGCTACAATAAAAGTCAATAACCTTGAGGGGGTGATGAAGGTATTGGAATTAGGACATGCCAATCTTGATTTACACAAACTTGAAGGTTTTATTGTAACACTGTTAGAGAAGCTGGGAATGATAACTGATTATTCCATGGGAAGGGAACAGGTTCAACGCCCGACGGTAAGAGGAACAATGGCACTGTTAAGAGAGTTCAATGTCAATGTCAATTTCCTTTTAAAGAATATACAGGAAGGTTTAACGGAAGCAGTCCGGATGACTCTATTGACTCTTTATGAGTTTATGCCGTCTGACGGTATCCCGTTTATTGGAGAGGATGGAAAAGAAGATAAATTGACGAGAGATGATTTAGAGGACATTGATGATATGACTGTAACGGTTCTTGCAGAAGCAATAAGGGCAATTAAAAATACTGCTATAGAAAAGGCAGCAATTCTATTCGATAATCTATCGAAGGATGAAAGCCTTGAAATCAATACTGCGGAAGTTAAGAAGAACCTTGTGGAAGAAGTTGACCATAAGATGGTAGAGAAAATCATCAGGGACCCGAAAGAGATACAGGAAATCCAGCAAGCGCAGCAGCAGATTATGCAAAAGATACAGGAACTGAAAGAGAGGGAGCGGGAACTTGTTATCAAGGAGGGGATGGCCGGCGCCGAGGATTATAAAAAAGAACTTGAAAAAGCGGGAGTACCTAAAGAAGAAATAGAGAAAAAGCTGGTAAAGTATAGAGAATCTTATATCGAGGCAAATGCGGAACCAGAAGGAGGAGAAAAATGAGTAAGGCTGCTGAAATTAGGGAAAGTATAGAGTCAACTATTGCATCTCCGGGTTATCAAATGATTCTTGCTAAATTAAATGAAGACCTGGAATCGACAAGAAGAGGATTAGACATTTTTACAGGGTTGGAAGGCGAACATCGCGAGAATGACCATCAGAAAGGAATTATTCAGGGGTTGAATCTCGCCATTGATGGTCCCGGCGAAATCATAGATGATGCGGAGAAGGAAGAGGAATTGCATGGGGAAGAGAAAGAGGAATAAAAAGAATAAAACTTGACATTTTGAAGAGTTTAGTATAAAATGATTAACAGTTGAATAGTTTGTGATATAGATTTATTCAGCATTGCCACGATATAAGTGCGTATCCCCAATGTTGAATATCTGAAAGAAGCGGTGCTACTTGCCGGAAGGCAACCCACCGCGAGGAGGATGAATGTTACCAGGAGAAGAAGTTAAGGTTGGCCCCGACGGAAAACCCATTGAGCCCGCGGTAGCGGCTCCGGGAACTCCACCGGCTACCCCACCTGAACCAGAAACGAAACCTGGGCCTACCACTCCCGCCACGCCACCGGCCGAGAAACCACCCGATTGGTTTTTAGGCGATAAGTATAAAACCATCGAAGAACAGGCAAAAGGCGTAAAGAGTGCCGTCCAGGCAGAGAAGGCAGCGGAATTAGAAGCGAAGGCATTACGCGAAGAGAGGGATGCATTGATTGCGGAGAAGGCAGCTATGGTACAGCAGCAGCAATCTTTGGAAAATCCCACAGATGAATTAATCACCAAGATGGAGGCTAAGTTTGGCAAGCCGTTTGCGCAGATTAAAGCGGAAGCCGACATGCAGGCTGTTTTGATTAAACAGCAATTAGCGCCAGTCAATCGCGTAATTTTGGGGCAGCAATACGAATCTACTCTTAACCGAATGGAGCAGAGTAGCGAAGTATTTAAGAAGTACCGCCCCGCAGTTGAGGCAAAGTTAGTAGGAAAGACGATAGAAGAAAAAGCCGATTCCCAAGTGATTAAAAGCGCTTGGAATGAGGTCATAGCCGAGAACATAACGGCTATAAGAGAAGAAGCTATAGCAGAGGGAAAATCTGCTGTAACTGCTGCTCCGTCTCCTGCCCCAGAGACTACGCCTACGGGAAAAGAAGTTCCGCAACCCAAGGTAAAAATTAATCTATCAGAGCAAGAACAGACTTACTTGAAAAGAGTTGGAGGAAATCCCGAAGAAGTTGAAAAGTTTCATAACGAAAATCTCGCAGCCGCGCGTGGAAAAGAAACCGGCTGGGAAAATGTTCTGTAGGAGGATATATGGAAATTAAAGTAACAGGGAAAACGGGAGTACTTCAAACTGACCCCCATAAAGTACCGGATGAATTAATAAGGAAATACCCGGAAGCACACTGGCGTTTTGTGGGAATAACAAACAAGCAAATCAGGAAGAGATTGGATCAGGGTTATATCTTCGTGCCTTCCTCGGAAGTTAAAAGCTTTCAAGGAAAAAGGATAGGCAGGCAGTCGTTAGAACTCGGTCTCCCTGAAGATGTGTTTGTGGTCGGTGACACAGTGTTAATGGTTTGTCATAAAAAAGATGCAGAAGGAAGAAAACAGGTAATAGACGATACCGTGAAAGGAATGACTCAAGGCGTGAAGCAGAAGATGTTGGAAAATGTAAAAGATTTGGATGGACGTCTTGGTGTTATTGGTGAAGGTGTAACGAAGAAGAAAAGTGACGAGAAGGAATTAGAAGTGTTACAAAAAGAAGCAGACCTGGCGAAAAGAGAAGAAGAAATATTAATGAAAGAAAAAGAAATAAGGGTGAAAGAAGAAGCTATTGCGAAAGAGATAGCAGAGAAAGAAGCAAAGAAAAACCCAAAACCTGAAGAAGTAAAAGAAAAAACCGTTTAACAAAAAGTTCTCAAAAATAACTAAGTAGAAAAACAAGAGGCTACCATACTGCCTTTTTGTTTATGTAAAATAATTTTAGGAGGTTGATATGACCAAGTTTGAATGGGCAGAGGGAGATAAGATTACAAGATGGTATCCTGAAGCAGCATCACAGAGCTTTAAAAAAGGACAGCCGGTTTACAGTAATGCCGGCTTGCTTACGGAATGTGCTTCGGATAGTGTGGAAGTATTGGGAATTGCAGATGCAGATGCTTCAGGAACGACTAATACCTGGCTTCCAGTTATTTTGGCAACACCAAATACTGGGTTTGTAGGTACTACTACAAGTGCAGGTTCGGATGTAACACTTGCAGTAACACATATTGGCAAACTCTATGCATTGTATGAGAGTTCTAATACTGTTGCGGTTGATTTAGGAGATACTGATAACGATTGCATAAAACCGTATTCAGTTCACCCTGACTGCATACCTGATTCAGCATCGGCAACTTTGAAAAATTCAACTAATGGTATGGTTCTTTTTAAATTCATCGATGCAGTTATGCAATTCTGTGATAAGGAAATGTCGTAAGAGACATAGGGTAGATATATATGGGAGGTTATTATGATTAATACAGCAGGTGTAGCGTATCTTATCAGTAAGGATTATGATAAGGTATTTTTCGACAATTTTATGGCAGAAAGCCCGCAGTTTAAGGATCTTGTAAGAATCATTCCAAGCAAAGACAGTTACAATAAATTCGCGGGTTTTACAGGGGTAGGACTTGTTCCTAAAAAGACAAAAGGTGTAAACGCTATTTTCGCAACCCCTGTGCAGAAAGTGGCAAAGACTTTCACGTCAGACACATTCTCTCTCGGTGTAAGAATCGAGAAAGAAGCATTTGACGATGACAAGAGCGGCAACTTGAGGCAGATTCCGGCCATGCTGGGAGATTCCGCAAATGCTACGATAGAAACGGGTATTGCGGCTATGTTGCTCGACAGAATGCAGACGGCGGCCTATACCGGTCCTGATGGAAAGGTTCTTGCAGCAACGGACCACCCTCTTTACGGTTCAAGTTCAAGCACAACTTATTCCAACAGACCCACAGCTAACGTTGACCTTTCGGTTTCTGCAATAGAAGCAGCCATTCCGGCATTGAGAACAACCAAGAATGACCAGGGTATTTCAACAGGGATGAAGGCGAGATATCTTGCTTGCCACCCGGATAACTGGGCAATGATTATTCAGTTGCTGCAGAACCAGGACAAAGCAGGGACAACGCAGAGAGATACCAACGCCATCAAGACGTTGGGCTTAACTCCGATTCTTCTGGAACACGCAACAGATTCCGATGCATGGGCTATAATGACAGACAAGCAAAAGCACCAGATCATGCTCGTCATGAGAGAAGCTATCAGCACGAAAACGTATCCCGCGCCTGACAACACAGACGACGCTATCTTCAGAGTTCGGTTTAGAAAGACCGAGGGCTGGGTGAGTCCATTGGGCTTCTACGGTTCAGCTGGAATCTAAAAAAGGGAATTTGAAGAATTTTGGGAGGAGATTGGGAATACTCAATCTTCTCCCACTTTATAGGAGGAGTTTATGAATTTTATTAGGATTTCACAGTTTGAAAATTCCAAAGAGAAAGTTGCGGCCGAGAAGAAATATGAAGAGTTAAGACTCGTAAGAGAAGATAATCTCTCAAAGGCAGCATCCGCAGGTTACAAAAAAGTTGATCCCGAGATTACAGTAGGCGCTAATAGGGAAGGAATCATGGGTAACGAAATTACTTCTTTAGTGCTTATGGGAAAAATTAAGAAAAGAAAATCTGCAAAGAAGCCGGCTAAGAAGAAAGCAAAAAGCAAACCGAAGAAAAAATCAGGGAGGAGAAAATGAGGAAATTACTTACGATAATCGGTTGTATAGGATTGGTAATTCTTTTCACCGCGGCGATAGGAGACCAGTTTTCCGTTGATAACTTCAGAATAGACAGTTCTGGAAATGTGATACAGACAGGTAAGGATTATACAACGTCAGGGAATGTTGATGTCAACGGCTCGTTATTGTTAGATGTTATGTATATCTCTTACAATTCAACTCTAACAGTAACACAGTCCGGGCTTGTTATTTCCACAGGTACTGCAGCTTTTGCGATTGGACTGCCTACGGCTGTTGGTAATACAGGATTGACTTATACCGTTAAGTTAGATTCAGGACCGGTTCCTGTTTACGCCATTACTATTACTCCACTTGGTGCGGAAACAATAGATGGGGAAACTACCAATGCTCAAATAGATGCGTGGTATGATTTTATAACCATTACCAGCGATGGAGACGAATGGCTTGTTACCGGAATAGATACCGGGATGTAAGAAAGAAAAAGGAGTTAAATGGCAAAAAGAACGACGCGTCAACATAGTACTGCCAGCAGGAGAACCTATAAGAGGCTTTTCAGCAAGGGGGGTGCTGTAAAATGTAGTCGCTGTGGTGTATATTATCATCGTCATAAAAGCAAAGATATTGTAAAAACCAAAAATGGGTGGTTATGTGTAAGTTCTTGCCTGGACCCCCAAGACGTTTAATTTGAGGAGGAAAAATGTTTAGAAAAATAGTGTTGTTTTTGTTTTTATGTGGTAATTTGTATGCAGGATATGTAATACATACAGATAGAGACGGAGATGTTCAGGATATAACCTCAAACGGAGCAGCAGTAGTTACAGAAGGGAGTTCTTACAGTTCCGCACAATCAACGAGAACCACAAATGCCTTTTCAATGTATGTAGTGGGGGGAGACACAACAACGGCGGTAACCTTCAAAAGATTTGTTTCATCAATGTCTATAACTTCTACTGACGGGCTTTATCCGGGAACGACTTGGGTTAGTTATGCAGGGACTGTAGAGGCATTTGTTGCTACCCTTAACGCAGTTCCTACCACTACTCTTGGGGCGGAAGGCGGGATTACAGCAGTGATAAATTCTAAATGTTATGAAGGTGAATTAGCAACTGAAATAACAGCAAATACTACGGCGACAAATTGCCATAGTTCTACGCATACGGTAACGTTAGGACTTGATAATGTATTGGCAATAATTGAGAAGTTAGATGCGCCGAGTTCAGGGAAACAGTATTTCGTAACCGATTGTGAGGTGAATGTAACTTTCGCCACAGGAATTACTAAACTTTATATTAGAGATGGGACTGCTGATGACAGCACTCTTAAATACCGGCAAATAATCGGAACAACGATAGTTGATGAGACAATGGATGTTTCTCTCGTCGTGGGTTCTGCAGATACTGCTTTAAGATTTGAAATTATTGGAAGTTCGTGGATTAGCGCCGGCGATTTTTTCTATACAACATATCAAAAGTAGGGGGGATAAAAATATGAAAATATTTTTTATCCTTTTACTTTTCTGCACAGAGGCATTATCTCTAACCCGTTCTGAAATGCGAAGCAAGATAAGGGATATGTGTCTGGATGCCGGTTCTTCAAGTTCAAAACAGCACTGGTCTTCTACAACTTTCAACGGATATATTGATACAGCAATAAAGGAATTTGCGGCAATCACTTGGTGTCAAAAAAATTCTTATGAATTTAAAATATCCACTAAACACGGAAGTCCGATATATGCTCTACAGAGTGATGTAGCAAATATAGAAAGAGTTACTATACATACTACAGGCGACGGTGCTGATGTTTCGGAAAAAGAAGATTGTGTAATTTTAGAGGAGACGAGCGTAGATGAACTTGATAGGGATAATGGGGGTTGGGAATCAAATTTCTCTACGTATTCTTATGGTAATCATGGTACGCCTACTCATTACTATACTTATCAGTCTACAGGAACTTACCTTAATATAGGATTTAAACCACCGACTAATTCTACATTCACTATTACAATCTATTATGATGAGATTCCTGATGATATGTCATCTGACACAGATACTGTAACCGGCACTCCATTTAGAGGGATAGCACAACTTGAACCTTATCATTTTTTGATTTGTCTGAGGGTAGCGAGTATTTTTGCGGCGTTTGATGAGCGTCCGGCATTATCGAAATTCTATTTTGCACAATACGACGCACTTTTGAGAGAAGCAATAAAATCCCTCAGCTGGAAGTCGAACTTTTCTGAAAATTTCAGTTACGACAGAGGGGATTAATGCTTCGTATAGCATTTGCAGTTCTCGTCTTTGTGTCAACAGCGTCGGCAGAACAGCACTTACTTAATAAATTCACAGGTGGATTAAATACAAAGATATCTCCCATTCTTCTACCAGAAGGGAGCACTCCCGATTGCCAGAATGTTTTGTTTGATGATACAGGCGGAGTTAAGAAAAGAAAAGGGTATAAATACATAGGATATTCCACTTCTACAACGGTGGGGACAAAGTTATTTCCGTTAGCGAGGGCTTCGGGTGCGAAGTTTTTATTTAAGCAAGCGGAAGATGAATTGTGGGTTTCGGTTACGGGAGCGGATGGCAGTTGGACGTTACTGCGTTCCGATTTACGGTGGCAGGTAAATAATCTAAATTCTGCGGTTATCTCCAATGACAGGTGGTTTGCGAATGGTATTGATTATATCTTTTCTTCTAACGGTAGGACTTATGACGAATATACGTTTATTCCAAAAGGAAAGTTCATAACCTCAAAAGCGGAAGGGAGTTCGGGGATTTTATATGACAGGGTTTTCGTGGCGAATACCTACGATTATCCTTCAGGGGTTTCTTACTCTGATTTGGCGTATGCTCCGACTGATAGTGATGCGTGGTCGGATTTACAGATATTCTTGGTGGGTGCTTCCGACGGGGAAGTTATTACAGGACTGTATGTTTGGAAAGGGGATTTGTATATCTTCAAAACCCGTTCCGTTTGGCGGTTGGCGGGAAACTCTCCTGATAATTGGGTGTTAAGAAGATTGACGAGAGAATACGGTTGTGCGGAACAGGGAACAATAAAAGAATATAAGAATATCCTTGTATTCTTATCAAATGAAAAGCGGGCGGTTGTAGGATTTGACGGGAGTTTCTTTAAGGAACTTTCAGAACCGATAGAACCTGATTTAGATAATTGGGATAATCTTGACGGGTATTACAATTACTGGATACAAACAGTTCAATCAGATTTTACGGCGGGAAAATCAACGGGACTAACGGTTTCGGATTATTTGGTATTAGAAGATGTAAGTAAGGTGTGGAGCAGTTCGGCGACATATCCGACGGCGTTTTCAAGTGGGACATATTCTAATACTTCTTATTCTGTTGGTGTAAAATTGGATGACATAACTACATCTATAAGTAGCGAATCATCAGATTATATAGTAGATATGTTTATGGCGAAAGTAGATGCACATCCTGATAATATAGGGACAGAGCATATTATCTATACTAATCCTTCCCATATTTATGAAGACGATAACAAAAATGCAACTACTGACGAATGGGTAACTAATATAATAAATTTTCCGTGGCAAAGGTATTATGGTTCAGGGGCAATTATAGATATATCATTAACGGATGGCATATATACTAAAATTTCTTTTAAGGATATTGGATATAAATTTAATTGGCAAACACCTTCAGCGGACGCTAAAGCATATAATTTGTATTGTTCTGGTCATTATCAGGCATATATTTACTATATGAATTTGTCAACAAATAAATATCAATTAGTTACTTATCCTTCTTTAGGTTATACTGATAGGATATATGCAAATGATACATCCCTCACCAAATTTGTAAGCAAGAGTAGAGATGTAATTTTCACACCTGTTGAAACAAATGCCTTTAGAATAATAATAATGGCGCAGTATTCTTCTCCGTGGGGTATTAGCGGTTTAAGGGCAACAATAACACCTATCAATGCAATATTAGTTTATGAAAAAGATGAGGCGGCATTTGAGTATGAAACATCAGGCACATTCAAAACAGAAGAATACGATTGGGAAGGACAAGTTTATTTGAGCACGGCAACTTTTGATGTTACAAGTTATGATTATTGGGGAACGACGATAACTCATTTAATCCGTTCTAAATTAACTGATTGGACAACCTATTACCCGATAAGCGACGGACAGGCGATTCCGAGCCAACTCTCCCCCTGTCAATATGTAGAGGTTTTATCAAGTTTCACGACGATTTACAGTTCTTACACGCCGACTTTACATTCAATAGAAGTCGGGGCTGTAAAGTCAACAGGTTCGTGGGAAAGTGATTGGTTTCAGGCAGATAAAGTTACTGGTTGGAAATACGGTATTTTTGATGATGAAACGCCGTCAGATACGGGAATATCTTATGCGGTGAGGACAGCGAGTTCAACCGCTAATCAGAGTAGTGCTTCGTGGGACTGGTTATCTTCAGGGGATTTATTAGACGCAGGGGTTCATCCTTCTTCTCATACTTATATTCAGGTTAAATCAACAATGGCAACGACGAATGGGATTAGAAGTCCGACGATGTTTTCTACCACGTTTTTATGGTATCCCGAAAGTGAGCCGATAAGACCTTGTTCGGGGATTGTAGATAAAAGATATTGGCTTGGAATTTCCACGACTTCCGCAGAGTATAACGATAACATTTATATTTTAGATAAGAATATGGCGTGGACGAGATATTCGGGATATTTTCCTTCTGATATTGTGAACTGGAAGAATGAAACGTATGTATTGGACGGCTCATCTACGGCGATTTGGCAGGTAAACTACGGGAATGCTGATAAGTGGTGTAGTGCGGCTTCAAGTTCTACAATATCCTCATATTGGACGAGTAAGCCCCTTTTTCTTTCTCTGGATAGAGAAACTACCTTAAAGTTACTTTATGCGTCATTTGGGGCTACTGGGGGCGATATAGCGGCAGGATTTGCCTTATACCCAGACGCATTTACCGAATATACGGTGTCTTTGTCGGGAAGTCGTGAAATCAATGATAGGAAAGGAGTTGATACAGGTGAAATGGGGAAAATCTGGCAATTTAGAATTTACGATGACAGTTCGGAAGCCGCTTTCCAGTTTAATAATTTGACTATTTTTTATAAAATTAAACCGTTGAGATAGGAGAAAAATAATGCAAGGATTTCAAAAGGGAAATACTCCTTGGATGAAAGGAAAACATCACTCTGTAGAAGCAAAGAGAAAAATGAGGGAAGGACACAAAGGGCAACTTCCTTGGAATAAGGGGAAAAAAGGGATTTCTGAAGAAACAAGGATAAAAATGAGGGAAGCAAGAAAAGGAAAATCTTATCCAAAAATGTGTAGAGTTGTGAATGGGGAAAATAATCCTAATTGGAAAGGTGGTATAAGTAAAACAAAAAGAATATGCAAATTTTGCGGTAAGGTTTTTTATACACGAATGGCGAGAATTAAAAAGGGGAGAGGAAAATTTTGCGATAAGCAATGTTATGGTAAATGGAGAAGCGAAAATATAAGAGGTGAAAAATGTTCATTTTTTGGGAAACATCTAATTGGTGAAAAAAGTCCACGTTGGAAAGGGGGGATAGATTTTTGGGATAGACGAGGTTCAAACAATGAAGTAAAACTTTGGCGAAAAATGATATATAAAAGAGATGGTTATAGATGTGTAATATGTGGCAAAACCGGTGGGAAATTAAACGCACACCATATTAGAAGTTGGAAGGATTTTCCAGAATTGAGGTTTGATATAGATAATGGAATAACAATGTGTCAAAGTTGCCACGAATTAGTTTATAGGGAAACACCATTATTCGCAATAAGAAAATTAGGAATGAAAAAATGTTAAGGAAAATAATTTTAATTTTACTTTTTGTTTCTATAATTAAAGCCGACGTGCCGTTTCGTATTCCTCGTGATATTGAATTGGAACGACTGCCGGCAATTCTCAATCGTAATTTTGATGAACTTGATAGAAGAATTAAAAATGTGAAAACAAAAACCGTAGAACTCGGGTTCAGCACCGGCACGATAGCGACCGAAACAATGGATAAAACCCTCTGGGCTCGGGATGTCCGGACAGAGCAACGCCATACTCTTATAGACGACGACGTTCAAGGGCAACTGTTCGAAAATAGTTTGGAAAAATTATCACGGGGGATAAACGGGGAAGCGGCGGTTTATAGGACTTGCGTAATGGATACTTATTGGAATGGTTGTAATGTCAGAGTAAGCACAGGCGGGCGATTGGCGATAACTCCTTCGGGGTTGTTTGATGTAACGACGGATTTTGCGGGGTTAGTAGCGTCGGACAATAATTATAAACTGATAGTCATTGATACTTATACTCTTAATGTAGGGGCGATTTTCGGTGGTTCTACGGATGGAATTGGTGTTTCAGGTTATACGGATACAAATTCGGGAACAGGGGTTCAGGGATATGCTGAAAGTGCGGGGACAGGGGTTAAAGGAGAAAGCACATCTATTGGGATAGGAGTTCAGGGAGTTAGTGCGGCAGGCGGGACAGGCGTTTCAGGGGAATCCGACGGAACTGGTAACGGAGTATATGGATATAATCCTGATTCAGACGGTTACGCAGGTTATTTTGAAGGCAGAGTAAATGTTGAAGGTGATTTTACTTGCGACGCAGGGACAGTCCCATATTCTCTGAAATCAGGAACAGCGACCTATGCGGAAAATGTAACGATTGGAGCAATAGGGACTTATCTTGATTATATTTTAACTTATTATGATGATGAAGTTTATAAAAGCGGGAGTTCACCGCTTTTTGCAGGGGTGCTGATTTTCAATGGAAATGTTTTATACCATAAACCGTAAAGTATTTGCCTTATTATTTTTGGCAAGTGTTTGCTCCGCAGATATATTGCGGAAGTCAACTATCCCGTATTCAGGGACTGGCGATTATAGGCAAGGCATAATTTATGTAGATACTCCAACGGTAAATTCGGAAGCGGTGAATAAAGGTTACTTAACACAAGCAGGGTCAAGTGTAACTTATGCGGATAATGCAGGGACTGTCGGCGGTTTTCCTTACGACGCTTTTGTTTCCACAATGGGTGATACAATGAATGGAACATTATTTATATCTTCAAGTATTGAAGGGAAAGGTAGTAATTTAGATTTCAAGTATAAAACTTCCGCACGATTTTATTTTCAAGATGTTTCTGCTACTGACCCCGTTTTTCATTTAGAAGAGAATAGTGCCCTCATACGAACTTTCTTGAGAGTTTATCCGACTTTTGGTAGTTCAAGTTATTTAGGATTGAGTAATAATGGGTTGACTTGGGATGTATTAGGGTTGGAGGGCGACTATGACGCAAACATAGATTATTCAGGTGCAAATAGTAGAATTGATATTTCAACAAATGTAAAGATGAACGGGAGTTTAGAAGTAACCGGAAATACTACAATAACAGGGGGGAAATTAACCCTTTCTGGGGGCGGAGATAATTTATTGGCGTGTGATATTATAGAATTGACTTCAGGGGGATATATTTATACTCCAAAAATATTTACTTATGGTTCAATGACTATTCAGACACCAGAGGAGAAAACTTTAGTTACATACGATACAATATATGGTGTTAATTTTAGCACTTCAGTAGCAATAACAGGTATGAAAACAGGAACAACGCAGGCAAATGCAGGGGCGGGGGAAGGGGAACTCTGGGCTGATAGCGATGATGATTATACTATCAAATTGGGGCAATAATGGGGGTGTAATGAAAAAAATAATAATAGGTTTATTCTTTGTGGGGTTTTTATGGGCGGGTGATGTAGAGACGATTTCGCCAACGCCTGTGGGGACTTGGGATTTTCAGGGTGGAACAGTTAAAGTTACAACACCAACGGCAAATGAAAATCCGGTTAATTTAGGATATTTCCTTTTAACTGGTTCTACTATTTCCTATGCAGTAAACGCAGGGACTTCGGTTTATTCCGTCACTTCCGGCACGGCAGGGTGGGCTTATAACAGCGATAAACTTGACGGCGAACACGGCTCTTCTTACGGCGTGAAAGATGATATTGGAGTTTCCACGGCGGCAAATGCGGCGGCACTTGACGCAGAGATTGCGGAAACCGATACAAACTTCACAATTGTAAATAGTTCTTTGACTGGCATACACGACAATTACGCACAAACAAACGCAACGACTTCTTGGACTGGTGATAATACATTTAACGGTATAAAAATAAATGCTGGAAGTTATGTAACAAAAATAAAAGGCGGGGAGCAAACGGGAAATATAGTTTATACTCTTCCTATTTCTACCGACGGGGTTGTGGGTTATCATTTACAGTATTCATCTTCGGGAGCATTATCTTGGCAACCGCCTGAATTAGTGGGAGTGCAGAATTATTATTACAGCACACAAACTATAAACGGTGATTATGTAATGTATTCTTCTCATTCTGCGGTATCAGAAGGGACGATTTCAAAGACGATAACGGCAGATGTTATTCTTGGAACGTGGACTACACTTTCGGGTTATCCAACAGGGGACGCTATTCCTGCGGGG